ACACGCCTGAGTCGACAATGGTTCCGATGAGATAGAAAATCCGCCGTACTCTACCCCAACTTCATCTGATATATATTAGAGCAATATGACTAGAAAAAAAAGAACACTAACTCCTGTTCGGCAGTCTAGAAAAAAACTTAAACCAAAAACCCCTAATCAATCTGAATATATCCGCTCAATGGTTGAATCCGATGTAACATTTTGCTCTGGCCCCGCCGGGTCAGGAAAGACGGCGGTTTCAGTGGGCCTGGGTTGCGAATATATCTTAGAGAATAGAGTAACCAAAATAATTATAACCAGACCCGTAGTTGAAGCCGGTAGGGGACTGGGATTTCTGCCCGGCACACTCTCGGAAAAGATTCAACCGTATTTGGTTCCCCTTGTGGAAGAAATGAAGCTATATCTCGGATATGAGACTTACAACTCCATGAGAGCACTACATACAATCGAAATGTGTCCGCTTGAATATATGCGTGGACGAAATTTTCACGGAGCCTTTATGATACTTGATGAAGCACAGAACGCCACTTTTGAACAAATCAAAATGTTCTTAACTAGAATTGGTCGTGATTCCAAGGCCGTCATCAATGGAGATCTAAATCAAACAGACCTTTATGGCGGGGCCGATGGAGGATTAAAAAACTGTATCTCCAAATTAAGCGGTTTAGACGGCGTTGCTATTTGCGAATTGGATCATTCAGATATCGTTAGAAACGATATAATTGCCAGTATTTTGACCAGACTCGAATAAAAAGGTGTATTTGTTGTGGCCGTAGACCATAATAATAAAATTAACGAAAGGAGTGCAAATGCCGCTTTATGATTTTGAATGCGAACCCTGTGCATATTACGCAGAAATTCGACAACGTATGAATGAGCCGTCTTTGCTAGAATGTCCTGTTTGCGGAGAACAAACTCTTAGAAAGGTTTTTCTTAGTCCGCCTACGGCTTTTATTAGGGGAGACACTAAAACGGTCGGGCAGCTTGCAGAACGAAATTATCAAAAAATGGGCTTTTATGAAAAGCAAGATAGGCAAGAACAAGATCAGACCAAAGATAGGAAAGCGAGCATCGAACGAAGAGAGCAGCATCAAAAAATTATTTCCATGACCCCAGAACAAAAAACAAAATGGATTCGAGAGGGTGATTAATGGATATTGATCCTAACGAAAATCGTAAATGTCACGATCTATCTTTTGGGCCTGTTACAGTGGATCAGCCACGGGCGTCCGACGTACCACGAAGCACCAAGCCACATATCGCAATAGTGACCTTGAAACTAGATATCAGAGCCATTAACGCCAATGAAACCTTTGACCTATGTATCATGGGAGACAACGCACTCAAAAAATATGGACTGGCGAGAAAAGGACAATTTATAGTTAAAGGAACCTCGGAAGCCGATTGTATACGAAAACTTACCAAAATTTTGGAGAATATCAATAATGGGTAGAGGAGAAAAAGAAGACGTGTCCGGCTTGGGTCTGCCTGCCCCACTAGATTCAAAGATCACTTTTTATGATATGACAGGCCAAGCGGTTAGTCAAAACAAAGGGATTGCCAAAAAAGTAGAGACCACTCTTAGTTACGAGAATCTGTCGGTGCAGTGGTTCATAATGTATGGAAGAGGCGAAATACTCGATCCTCATGGCGTAGATTTTCGTAGTCACAAACATTTTTATAAGTTTAAAAAGGTTCCCCAAGACGCCTTTGATAACTATCTTCAATATTTACAATCCAAAAACACACTATATTTTACTAGAGCCAGACGACTTATTATGGAGTAACAAGATGAAAAAGGGTCCGCTTTCAAACAAAGAAAAAGAATACGTAACCCAGAATGTCTCACAGTTTGCCGGAGAGGTGGGACAACTTGCTGAAACAATGGGTAGATCTACATCTATCATACAAAAGTTTGTTGATACTTTAGAGAAAAAACCTGACATTTCCCCCGTGGGAAGTCTCTTTGCCAGAAAGTCAGATCATGGCGTTACCGTAATGACAGAAGCGGCATCTATGGCCTCTGATGCAAATAAAGCCCAGAAATCCCCACAACCTCCATCTAGATATAAGAAGTGTATTCATAAGATAAAAGAGTGATAAATGATTTGTACGGTTTTTGATGGTTATATGAAAAGGTTGTGCCACGAAGAATTAATGATAAGCTGGCAAATAACCTTAACAGACGGCACGGTTGTCTATGGTGACTATGAGAGGAGCGGACTTGATAATCCGTGGAATAGGCTAAGAAATCATTGCTCCACCAATAACGTCCTTCCCACTAAGGTTGAACTATATATGTTCGGGGCACAGCACCAAGTGTTTTTTGAAGATCCAAACGGTCTAGATGGCATTTCGGTTCTGCGTGGTATTGCAAAAGAACAGACTATGGACGGATCACATTCTCAGTCTTTTCAAATTTTAACGGTGTCATTATTAAGAGATACGTGTGATTATATTGATGTGGCCAAATACACTTGGCCAAACAACGATTTTGAGCAAAAGGAGTCCGTCAGAGGACTATCTACAGTCAACTTGCAAAATATGATCTTTAAGAATGAATCAGAAAAATTCAATCACTCGGCAATACAAAAGCATTTCAACATCACAACCGTGTAATGCGGCACAGTATATAGCGGAGCTTGTGTGCATACGTCGAAGCGAAAAAGACAATAACGGAAGTCTTGAGTATAAATTTTGGAACAACTCTAAAAATGAAGAATACCAAATACAGGTTAGAGTCGCGTCTAAGCTAATCAAGAAGAATGGCGATACGGCAGTTTTGCACTATCTGAATAGCCCCAACGGAAGAAATGTTTATTCGTTGGGGTTTCTCCATCAGTCTGGAAAGTTCGTGCTCCCCTTAAAGTTTGTGGCAGATGGAATCAAAAACTCAAAAAGAATAACAGACACACAAGCCCAAAAGGAAAAGACCGTGATCGAGTTGCCCAAGGGCGAATATAAACCAAGAAAACCAAAACCCAAAACTACGCTAATGTCAAAATTAAGGAAACTAGATGGCAATCAAGACAAAGACTCCTGAATATCTAAAAAAGATTATAAAGGACTACGGAGATATTATTCGCAGCGGCACAGAAGTCTTAGCCCAAAAAAAGAATTTCAAGATCATTTCGGTTAGCCCCGCAATAGATATAGCTTTAGGGGGTGGTATTAGGGAGGGGAGCTGGCTTACTTTAACAGGTGACCCAAAGTCTGGCAAAACTACTACCGCCATGCAGATAGCCGCCAACTGTCAAAAGGATGACAGGCCAATTATCTACCTAGATGCAGAGGGTAGACTGAAGGATCTTAATTTTGAGGTTCATGATCTTGATCCTGACAAAATGACAATCGTGGCACCGGAAGATAAGCCGATTCCTGCCGAAGATTTTCTAGACATTGCTTACAAAATGATGAGTCACCCAGACTACTACGGGGCGGTTTTAATTATTGATTCCATTTCATCTCTTATTCCTAAGAAAGAGCTTGATGGTGACTTCAGTCCTACGCGAGCGGGGCTTCCAAAAATCTTGTCAATTTTCACTAAGAAAATAGGTCAGCTTTTGCCACGTCAACATGGTTTAATTATCGCTATTACGCATTATATTGCTAACACGGGGGGATTTGGTAAAGCTAAAATGTCAGACGGAGGCAACAAAATACAGTATCAAGCTGATACAAGGATGGAAATTGCCGGTGGTGGTGAAAAGATCTCAGCAGTATCTCCGTGGACAAATGCTAGTGGGGACCGAATAGGCCAAGTTCTCAATTGGAAAATAGTTTGTTCGTCCATGGGAGCACCCGGAGGTCAAGTCCAAAGTTATCTGCGATATGGTCACGGGATTGACAAAACACAAGAGATATTAATGTTAGCTTGTGACCTTGGTTTGATAGACAAATCTGGAGCTTGGTTTACGTGTGTGTTCATGGGAACCTGTAAAGAATTAGCTAAGGAGATTAAGCCAGAACTCAATGTGGATGACGAAGAAGCCCTAACCAAAGCGTTTAAGTTTCAAGGACAAGACAAACTATTCCAGTTTTTGTCGGAACGCCCAAAGCTTATTGCGTTCCTAGAATCGTCAATTAAAGAGATGTTGTGATGAAGGTTACAGGTTTAGACGGCAAAGAGTATACTTGGAACCCGTCCAGTGGGGAACGCTCATCCGATAGCCAATCGAACCTTCATAAAAAAGCAAAAAAATTACTTGACATTTCGTTTCCGTATGATAGAATACTAGAAGAAGTTTCGCTCGTCGGAACAAATACTACTTTACGACGGGGCACACTACGTGCCGATTTTTTTATTCCCAATCGCAATCTGGTGGTTGAGGTTCACGGAGAACAGCATTTTAAGTTTAACGACTTTTTTTTTCACGACAAGTTATCTTTTTTTAAGGCTACCGCACGAGACAAAGACAAACAAGAATGGTGCCGGATCAATGATATCAGGATTGTGGCTTTCAATTACAACGAGGACATAGATGAGTGGCGAAGAAAAATTGAATGAATTTTTACAAGCGGTAGACGACTGGATTGCCTGTAAAAATATTATACCGGTCCACGGTCCAACTAAAAAGCCGAATAGTGACAAATGTAGCGGCAACGTTTCTAGAATTTTAAACTTTACCGCTGACACGCTCAATATACTGACAGCGGATGAGTGTTTAGCATATGCCTACGAACTACACGCTTATGGCGAATATCTAGAGTCTGTCAAGGCAAAAGAAAATATTGTTTTAGAGTGGGCGGATTCTAGTATTTGGTATATAATATCTACAACATTACAACAGTACGGAAACAAATATACCAAATGGCAAGAAAAATATTACTCGGCAGTAAAAGAGAACCCGCTAGCCAGCGAAATCTTGAAAATAAAAGGACACGCGGAAGCCAGAGTAGGTGTTTTGCAAGACACGGCACACAGGATACAACGAATGGCAGAAATATTAAATAGTTTATCCAAAAGGAGATAGCATGAGTTTTGACAAATTTGTAAAGAACCTTTCAGAAGATCAGAAGAAAGAGTTGTTAACGACTCTGAACACAAGCACCGACAACGATAAGCCAACCGTTCCCAAATTGGTTCCAAAGATAAACGATGGTTCTTTTACTACCAGCATAAAAACGGACCCAACAGACGGAAAAGCTTTTGGGGTTCCTGTAACCGAAATGCCTCGGTTCAATACGTTCAAAGATGACGGATCAGATCATAAAAATACGGATAACACTACGCCCGACATAGAATTAACAGAGCGAAAGAGAGCCCCATTCAAAAAAATAACACAAACCTGCACCCGATGTAAGGGGTCGGTTGAAACCCATCCACAGTTTTATAGAGATTTTTACATTTGTGACCGATGTCTAAAAAAATAACCAGAAAATTAGAAGACCTAGCGGCAGAACGGGCAGTACTAGCGGCCCTGTGTCAGTATGGGTTAGACGTATATCTTGAAATAGACTTCATTGATTCAAAGTCTTTTACAGATCCAATGAATCAATTGATGTTTGATTGCATCTATGCCTCCATCGCTGAAAACACACAGGTAGAGTTGTCGTCAATTTTATCGGCTGCTAATGATTTGGGCGTATATGATCAGATTAATACCACTGAAGAAATGGGATTTATTAGATCGTTATTCAACTTTCCAATTCATAAAGAAAACGTTAGCAGACACGCCACTAAAATTGCAAAGTTAAAACTAGCCCGAGACCTTAAACAAACCCTCAAAGCCTGTGACAATGATTTAAACTCTGTCACGGGAGAAGAGGATGTCATGGATCTCGTCGCCAAAATTGAAGAGCCTTTACTGGAGGCTACTGGCGATATATATCAATCTTCCAAACACAAGACAGAGGTTTTGGGCGACGGGATTAAGGATTACGTTCAATACCTTTCGGAAAATATCTCTGATTTTGTGGGTCTCCCCAGCGGCTTTAGTCGGTTCGACCAAGCGATTGGAGGTGGTTTACGGAGAAAGTGCGTGGATCTTATAGCAGCACGGCCTAAGATTGGTAAATCTATGTTCGGGGACGCTGTGGCCCTGCATGTGGCTGGAGAGCTAAATGTTCCGGTGCTAATGCTGGATACCGAAATGTCCAAAGAGGACCATTATAATCGTATTTTAGCTAACCTATCTGGCGTAGAAATTAATAGGATTGCCACAGGACGCTTTGCCGAAAACGAAATAGACAAAGAGAAGGTGATTGCCGCTTCCGAAAAGCTAGAAAAAATTCCATATCATTATATCAGTATCGCTGGAGAATCTTTTGAAAACATTTTAAGCCAGATGCGAAAATGGATATATCAGCATGTGGGTTTTGATGAGAACGGACAGACTAAAGACTGCCTGATAGTCTATGATTATCTCAAGCTAATGTCGGCAGAGGGTATCAGTTCCGCGATGCAAGAATACCACGTATTAGGATTTCAAATTACAAAGCTTCACAACTTCATGGTAAAATATGATGTGCCATGCTTGTCTTTTGTTCAGCTCAACCGAGACGGCATTACCAGAGAATCGACAGACGTGGTTTCTGGTTCGGATCGGCTTATTTGGTTGTGTACTAGCTTTTCCATTTTCAAGATGAAATCCGATGAAGAAGTTGTCACAGACGGTATTGAAAACGGAAACAGAAAACTGGTGCCAGTAGTAGCTCGACATGGAGCCGGTCTAGATGACGGCGATTATGTTTGTATGAAAATGCATGGAAA